CGTAACGCCCGTCACAGCGCACGTAGATGCGCTCGTTGATCGTCCCATCACCGTTGCGGCACATGTCGCGCAGCCACCGGTAGCGCTTGGCATCCTGCGCATCGCCCTCCAGCCCCGCCTCACTCTTCTCGTCAGGGACATCCGGCGTGCTCTCCACTTCCCAGGGCACATCGCTCTTCGCCTCAACCTTGTCAGCCTTCTCGCTCTTCGCCTTGCTCATCGCTTCTCTCCTATCGTCCGAATTGGGTTGCTTGCGGGTGAATGCTCGTATCGTCGATACGCAACGCATAACGCCCGCCACGCGGCAGCGGATCGTCAAGGCGCAGCACCACGACGTGCGCCTCGTGAAACGTCTTGCCGGTCACGTCCACCGCAGTCAGGTTCACCGTGTCCTCATTGATCACCTCGGTCACCGTCGCCTGCATCGGCACACCGCTGGCAGGGACCGTGATCGGCATGCCGTCAGAGTCGCGCACCGGTTGCCCGTTGTTGCGGTGGAACATCAGCAGACGATCGCCGACGATCATGCCTTCGCCCGCCGCTTCTTCGCGTACTCGCGCAAATATGCCAACCGTTCCGGGCTGCTCGTAACTTTGTTACCCGACTTCGTAACAGGTGTTACGCCCATAACAGGTCGCATAACATCCGTAACTTTTGGCGTAACAGGTTGCGTAACATTCGCCAACTCTTGGCGTAACTCCTCGAGCTGCGCCTCCAGCCGGTCAATGGCCGAACCTTGGCTTCCTGCTACTCTTTCCAGTGCCCTCAGTCGTTCCAGCACTTCCACAATCTGGGAATCCTCCGCTGACAGCGGATTAAACGTCGGCACAGGCTCGTCAGTCAGGAACGAACTCGGCTTACATCCCTCCCGCAGCCAATGCTCCTTGTGGCAGATCCTGCATTTCGGCGCAGCAGTGGCCTTGGTCGTCGTCATGCTGCCCACGCTGACGGCCGGTTGTGTACGGTGTAGCGGTCGCGCTTCCCCGCCGTCGAGTCCCGCGGCCACACCAGCTCAAGGTCCGGCTCGGCAATGCGCGCCAGCGAGTCCATCATGTCGTCATGCACGGCAACGGGAAACGATGCGTACTCCTCCTCGATGAAGTCATGCACCAGGTCGCGGACAATGTGCTCGTAGTCGGTGTAGTTCAGGCTGTGCGGGAGGTACAGCTTGCCCTGCTCGCAGATCGGGATCAGGCGCCGGATGCGGTCGTTCTTGGGCGTCCGGCCGGCGACTTCAGTGATATCGAAGCGGTAGTTCTCGGCTTCCATGATGCTCTTGATATGGGCCACATCGGCCATCAGGCCGTAGGCTTCGTACCTGACCTGCATCGGGCGCCACTTGCGGTGCAGGCGCATGACCGCGGAGGCCCGCTCGGTGAGGTTCAGCCTGTCCCTGATGATGTCGAGGGCGTACATGTTGCGGTCCGCTGCAAGGCCGATGACCCAGATCGTGGTGTAGTCGGAGGAGCGGCGCTTGGAGTTGGCGGCGTCGACCAGCATCAGCTTGTTCATGCCCTCGCCGGACCTGTTTTCATAGTAGCGCAGCCACTCACGGCGGAAGCCCTGCGTGGTATCCGCGAGGGGGTCCAGCATGATCTGGCAGGAGAAGGTATACGGCCCGAGATCGCGCCGCTTGTCCTTGATCTGCTCGGTGGTCCAGATCGCCGGGTTGCCGTCGAGGGTGCCGTCGTCGGTCGCCCGGCGCATTCTCAGCTTGGCAGTGCCGCGGTCGAGGATGGTCTTGTAGGAGTCCGAGGAGTGATAGCGGGTGCCGATGAAGCGACGGCGCCCGCCCTCGCTGCCGAGGTTGTAGCTGAGTTCCAATGCTTCGGTCGTCTTCGCCATCATGTCGGGACTGGTTACGCTGGCTTGCGTAACAACGTCGTCGTAGACCATGAGCTGATAGTGTTTGCCGGTCGGCTGACCATCCACCAGGCCGTGAGCTTCGATCGTCGACTCTTTCGGATTCCCGCGGCGGCGGACGATAAGCCCGTCGTCCTCGCTCCACTTGGGAGCGTCCTTCGCGGGGTCGGACCAGAGGATGTCGGGGAACAGGCCTCGCAGGGCGTCGTTGGTCTCGAATTCGCGCTTGATCTGCCGCAAGAAACCTTTTGCGATGGGCCTGGTGTGGCTGAATATACCGACGGTGATTTCCGGGTCGTTGAGCACGTCCTGGATAGTCTTGGCGAAGGTGATTGCGCTGGACTTGTAGTGGCCGCGTGACCAGAGGTCGAGATGGTCGTCGGGCTCACTCTGGATCTCCCGGCAGCGGTCGAGAATCCACGGGTGCATCGCATCCGGCCGGTTGAGGGCTACTGTCAAAAGTGCGAACAGGTCGGCCTGGCAGATTTGGCGGCGGAGTTCCGTTGGCAATGAAGGCCAGCAGATCGCCAACCGCGAGTACTGGTCGATGGTCGTCCACAGGCTCGTGTTCACCGGGTGAGTGCTTTTGGATGACGTTGCCGACTTCGGCGATCAGGCGCAGGTAGTCGTGCGGGTTCTTCTTTGCCAGTGCTCTGAATGACGCCTTTCCCGACTTTCGCCAGTCCTCCAGTGCATCGTTCAGGAATTCGTTCTCCACATGCTGGCGCGCTCCGAGCGGTCGCCCCGTTGGGTTGCCTGACTGACCCGGTTTCCACTGTGCTGGGATCATCGCCGGATGCAGTATCCCGCGTGTGCCCGCTTGTTTTTTCAGCGGAGGCGATCTCTCCGCGCTCACGTTCCAACTGCTCCTGCTGGGTAGTTATCCACAGCACCATGTCTGTAGGTAAGTGTTTGAAAGTAAACATTCATGTTAGCCCCAGCGGACGATCGGATGGCCGCCGAGTGTCAGTAACAGATTGATGAGCCAGAGGGCGCAGAGGACGACCAGCAGGACGAGGGCGATCTTGTTGAATGGTTCGGGGAGAGCGATTTTTCCCAGTGCCCACCATAAAATATATGCGACCAAGCCGCCCACCACGAGTTGGAGGACGAGGTTAAGGATCAATCCGCCGCTGATCATGCGGCACCTCCATCGAGGTCCAGTTGCCGCTGCCGATCAACACGGACGCCGCAGGCCCATGCCATGCTGTGCCACTGGTTGCGCCACTTACTAACCGACAACGCAGGAAACGTTTTGCCCGTCCGGGCTTCGGCAATTTTCGCCTTTGTTTCCGCGGAGAGCGTCTGCCCCGTTTTTGCAATTGCAATGTTGCGTTTGTGCTCGGCTGATTTCGGAACGCCAGCATGGGCCTCAGACATTTTCGCCTTGGCTTCCGGGGTGTGCTTGAGATTCAACGCAAGCTTTGCGATCGACATCTTGAGTTTGACCTCGGCCGAATATTTACGACCACGATGCCACTCAGCGATCTTTGCCCGCGTTTCTGCGCTCTTGGGCCGGCCCTTGCCTCGCGCTGACATCTTGGCTCTCGTTTCTACCGAATACACCCGGCCAACAGCAGCGGCGGCAATCTTTGCCCTGATCTCCGGCGTCATGACGGGAACCAGATCGCCACCCGGACTCGCGTTGTACCCGCCCTTGCCGAACGTGCCATAGACCTCTACAGCGCGCTTTTCCAGCAGCAACAGGTGGTCACCGCCGGCAATTGCCAACACCGTGACAATCGGCTCGCCATGCTTGCGCCACGCACGATAGACCGGAAGCTTGTCTCCGCTGGCCGCGCAGCAACGATGCGTCCTGATGCGTAATTCCAGCCGCTTCTGGTACGTGATCCCGACATACGACTTGCCGGAAGCGAAATCGAGCTTGTAGAGATAGCCCACTACTCGCCCTTCCGTTCCACGTGGATCGAGTTTGCCTGCAGCCAGTCGCGCAACCGCTGGTTAGACGCTGACCACCGTTCATAGAAGGTGTCCGCGGTCGGCTCGGGCTTGTTGGCTGCCTCCCACTCCTGCCGGGTGGTGACCTCGTGGACGCGCATCCAGGTGTCCACGTCAGTGCTCCGGGTGGTGGAGGAGCATGGTGGGCTCCTGCGGATCGCGCTCGGGCTGGCACCAGCAGTCGTCGGTGAGGTGGTGCTCGCGACCGAACAGCGGATAAACGTGGACCTCTCCCAGCATGATGGTGACGACCTGGTCCGGATCAGGCTGCATGGTGGGGCTTGACGATGGTGAGCTGCGGACGGAGCAGGACCGGAGTCTGTTGCGGCTTGTGTTCATAGTCGTGGACCTGCTGCAGCATGGTGTTGACGGCGGTCATCACCCGGTCGATGCCGGCGTGTTCCTTGCCACACAGCGGACAGCGCACGCCCATCCCAGCCCTCGCAGAACGTTTGTTCTCGCGGTTATAAACCCGACGGGCTGCCAAAGTCAAAAACAAGTTGAACAATTTGCAACACCTGTGAATATTTCTTTACATATCTGTTGACATACACCTAACGTGCATCTACTATACATACATCAACAACGCACACCGAAGGGAAACGAAATGAAGACACTGCCCGCAATGACGCACTACGCCGTGATCCAGATCGGCCACGCCATCTTCGGCGTCGGCGAGACCGAGGCCGACGCCATCGAGGACGCCCGCGAATGGGTCGACGACGGCGACAACCTCGAAGACGCCCTCGCCGTGCCCCACGCCGCCGTCGTTGGCGACATGATCGTCGTCGAGTGCAGCAAGGCCCTGTACGACAAGGTCAAGGCAGACGGCACCGTCCTCTACGAAGAACTCGGACGCGATGCGATCTGCCTGCCGTCCGAAATCGACGACGACGAGTGATCACATGGTCAGGACGAACATATTTTTGACCGAGCCGCAACTGGCCGCCCTGCGCCGCCTTGCCGACTCCACCGGCCTGTCGGTGGCCGAACTCATCCGCCGCGCCATCGATTCCTACATAGCCGATGTCACCCCGATTCCCGGCAAGCAGTAATACGCATTAGAACGCCACTTTTTCCGGCAGGTGAGGGATTCATACGTCCGCCCTGCCGATCGTGCCTTGGCGGTGCCTTCTCGCAAGCCGCAGGGCTATCCTCACCAGTTGAGCAGCCACTGTTGCGGACGTTCAGTGATCGCCGCCGCCCAGCGTTTGGCCTCCCGATAGTCATTGCCGTTGCGGCCGTTGATGCGGGCGTGGAACGACCACGCCATCGAGTCGGCGGAGTGCAGCAGGGATTTGATCAGCGGATCGGCGAGGGCGGTGGTCTTCAGCCCGAACCCGTGCAGCCGCAGATCCGGCCGTTCGCCCTTGATCGCCAGCAGCACCGCCTGGATCGCCCTTACGTCCCCGTTGCGCTTGCAGATCGAGCCCACGCCGACCCACTGCCCGTGTGTCAGACGATCGCCGTACATGCGGACATGCTGCACATAGTCGGCCGGCTGATAGCCTTGCAGGACGGGCAGGATGTAGACGCCGGTATCGTGCGCGAGCAGCGCGTCGTAACGCTCCACGGTGAGTTGCTGGTGCCGCTCCACCGTCAGTCCGGTCTTGGCGACGATCCACGGTTCGCACATGTAATCCTGGGCCACTGCTGCCA